GTGGTGCATCTTCTATCAAAGCTGCGGCTGATTCTGAAATTGAGCTAACGCAAGACGAAGGGTCAAAAGTAAGAACTGCAAAAACAACTAAGCAGCGAGACATGGAAACAGGGCGCGAGCTTCATTTTATATTAGAACGTATTTTGCTAGGGCAAGATGTAGATGGTGATGAGGTTAGCACTTGCGTTATCCGAGAGGCAACAAAAGACGAAATGGATGACGCGACAAGCGAAACGAGGCCGCAAGGGTCAAACCAAAAGCTGTTTAAAAAGTGCTTTATGCAACTCAGGGGCGAGAGGGTAGGTAGCGCCAATCCGACAGGGGCAGGGTTCCCAGAAGCACGTAAATTTTGGTGTATCAACAAAGAGGAACTAGAGGCGCATTTTAGCGGCAAAGTGACAACAAAAAACCCTGCTCAAACCTTTGCTCAAACGCTCACGAAATTGATTGAAAAAGGCTATTGTGAGATGAATGAGGGCAAAATTTGGATAATTGCCAAAGAAGGGCGATTAAGCTCAAGTGAGGAGGTTTCACCATTTTAGTGAATGCTGCAAAAACAATAGGTTACAGGGAAAAACCGTGAAAAACCGTGAAAAACCGTGAAGAAATAGTGAAATCGGTTCAACTTCACGGTTTCACGGTTTTATATATAAAATAAAACCGTGATAGTAGTGAACACGTTAAAACACGTTATGGATTTTGAGTTGGAGAGAATAAAATAAAATGAACATTTGGTTGCAGAAAAAAATAGATTCTGGAGAGGCTCGGATCGTGCCGCGTGGAACTAATAAATTTAACAGGTTGCAGAGCTTTGAAAGCAAACTTGCGAGCATAACCGATTTGGATACCTTACGCGGTTTCTGGGATCGCTCGAAGGTGTTAGGGGTAAAGCTTCCAAATTGGACGGATGAACAAAAGCAAGCGATTAAGTTTAGAGCCATGCAGATTAAAAAGGAATTAGGGCAGTGAATAAAACAATACGAGCAGCATTATTAGAGGAAGCAAACAAGATTTTACACGGGCGGCGCTCGGAGGACTATGGGAGCATAGAAAGCAATTTCGGACAGATAGCGGCGCTATGGAATATTTATCTAGAACGCCGCAAGAGCATTGAGCCGCACGATGTTTGCGCAATGATGGCATTGCTTAAAATTGCTCGGTTGTCGCATAAGCCAGACTTTGACGGTGCTCTTGATTTGGCAGGTTATGCCGCTTGCTATGCTGAGGCCGCGAAATTAGCGCCGCCAGTGAGCGAAACGAAAAAAAACAGGGGTAAGGCTAGGAAATAAAAAAAGGCCGCTTAGAGCGCGGCCTAGGTGGGGAAAATTAACTTACTTCCTCTACATCTCTTATAACCTCTTGAATTTTGCGCCAGTTTGAATGTGGCACATAAATGTTATTAAGCATTTTTTCCTTATCTCGAAATTTATCATAATATTCTAATGCAATTTTTAAATGTCTAACCATTTGGCGCAATTCTAATTTTGCTTCATATGTCATTTTTGTCATTGGTTTGACTCCATTTCAGTGACTACAGCGGCAGACATAAAGCAAAGCCCTATTTCTTTTGGGTCAAGCTTGCTGGCAATGTCAAAAGCATATTTCAAGCATTCTTTGGCCTTGTCGTTACTTGGAGCAGTTGCAGCAAGATGAATTGCTAATGTAAAAGCGTCTGATGCGTTATTGATTTCTATTTCGTTTATCATTGGTTTAACTCCCTTTTGCTTTGGTTTTACTTTTAGGCGGCCACTGAATGTCGTATTCTGCAAACTTATCAAGCTCCCATTCTGTCGGTTCTGTATCAAAAGCATTACTTAATAAATTATAACCACGCTCTAATTTGTTTACGTCTGACATGTAAAGATCGCTGCATTCGCGCAACATGCTAACAACATGGTCAAGCGTTTTCTTTATCTCATTGATTGCTTCTGCTTGCTTTGCATCCATTGTGTCAAGCGCCTTAGCGTTTGCAATATATTTTTTTGCTCTGTTTTCAAAATGTTCTTTTGTCATTGGTTTGGTTCCTTATTTCTTAATGATTGTTTTAGGTATTTTGATATAATCTCTAGTTTCAATATGCTTGAGCAATATATACTGATAGCCGCGCTCTGAGTCTGTCTCAGTGCCCATATACATGTAGTCATACTTTATCGCGTCTATTGCATCATTAAAGGCTTGTTGTGCTTCCCTTTGCTGTTTGTCCATTGGTTTAGCTCCCTAAGTATTGGATTATATACGGCGCAAGAAATACAGCGCCAGTAAAAAATAGTAATGTGATAAAGCCTAATATGAATTGAATTTCTTGGGTATTCATTATGCTGCCTCTCTATAAAGATTAGACGCGCTAAGACATTCTAAATCTTCTGCTATCTTAGTGAGATCATCACCAGTTAAGCGAACATCCCATTTGCTTTGAAGGTGTTCACTCTTAGCAAGCACATGTTCGCCGATAATATAGTACAACATATTAACAACTCGCTCTGGTTCGCTTAAATCTGTTGTGACTTCTCCGAAGTTTGATTGTTCATAATCTTTAATCATTTCGATTGCGTCAAAGACATGCTCACCAAGAAACTGTTTAGCTTTGTATGTGCCTATGATGAAGTAATCCATGTTGCACAGCTCGTGGTGCAAGTCACAGCCGTATGTATCTATGCCGTAGATGTCGCTTTCTAACTTGTCGTGAATATCGTCTATTACACTTTGAAATATATCTTGCATTGGTTTTCCCTTTCTTATTGTTGTTGACATGCGTTGGTGCATGTAAAGGCATTGCCGCAACAATGCCCTAGATGCATCAAAAGTTGTAATCGTGAAATTTAGAAGGTGCGGTTGCTAAAGCGTGGCGTCCAGTAGCAGAATAGTAGTATCCATCTTTACGTCTACGAATACGAATAGTGGGATTATTAGTGTTTGCATTGTACAGCCATTTTTGCGAATGGTTGTTGACGGTGTGACCACAAAAGCCACCTTTGATAATTTCTGGCTTCCAAGATGGGTCTAGTTCAGCGTCAACTAATCTGACCTCTATGGTTCGCGGTGACACTACTTTAACTATCTCATATGGATGTTTGTCAGAATAACCGTGAAAATTAGCGTGAGTATAGTCGATAGCCTCTACATTATATACGTAAGTATTGATGTACTCGCCACAGCGACTAACTGGCAATTCTTCGATATAGTTTTCTGCATCTGTAAACAAATCGAAAGTTTTGTGAGGTACGGAGCTAAGATTTAATCTGTCACTCTTAACACCGTTAACGTATCTTTTATCGCAAATGTGGCTACGCTGACCATCGCGGCTAGAAATTTTTTCGGTAACTGTAATTACATATTGTCTAAACATTGGTTTTCCCTTTCGTTTTAATTATGGGGGATATAATATTGATATTATTTTGATATGCAAGAAAAAAGATAGAATTAATTAAATTTTTTTTGAGCAGGGTTTAAAGCCCTGCTCTATCTTATTTGTTATCTACTCAATGCAGGTGTTTAGCAGAGCATCTAAAAACGCTTCATTAGAGTTAAATAGCCTTGAGCCTTGCGGCGTAACTATAAGCCAGTGACTTGCCCCTGATTTGCTGTTCCAAGATGCTATAGTTGTATTACCTGATTTTATATGAGTTACGTTAAACATAAGTTACCTTTCATTGTTGCTTATATTTAGTAGACGTTTGAGAGGCAAAAAAATTACCAAGTTTTTTAAACTTTTTTACAAAGCATTGAAAACAAACAAAACTTTTTTACATTTTGCATATAATTTTATTGAGAAATGCGACACATAACACATTAAAGGTCAAGTCGTACACGGGCGCGCGCGTTTACACTTAAGTAAAACTTAAGTCAAGCTCACTTAAGAAAAACTTAAGTCAGGCATATTTAAGCCAGTTTTAGCAGTGCAAAAACACTACATATAGTGCCCAATCAAGATATAGATAAACAAGCAATGCACATACTAAATGTAGTAGCATTTTGTTAACATAATAAGTATTATGCGAATTATCATAATGATACATATGAATACATGAATATGATCTGGTTTTCCTAGTGGCTTTGCTTTGTTGACCCCCCCCCGTCTGGCCCCCACCCCTACCCCTATTATTATTAT